TGCAGGTATCACTACTTTGGACCTAACTGTTGGAACAACTGGATTTGAGAACATCTCAACTCTACAACGTCGTGTTGTAACTAAAATTCTTGAAATGGCTAACTTGATTTATCATAGAGGTCGTTTCGGTGCAGGTACATACATCGTTACTAACGGTCGTGTTGCTTCTGCTTTAGCAGATGTAGCTGGTTACTCTTTCGCTCCATTCAATAATGATCTTCCATCTACTGCTGGTCAATTGTACCCTGCAGGTAAAGTACATGGTTTAACCATCTACGTTGATCCTAACTTGAAATTCAGCGATAACCGTATCCACATCGGTCGTAAAGGAGCTGATGAAGAACCAGGTGTTAAATTCCTTCCATATATCATGGCAGAGTCTCTTCAAACAATTGCAGAGGGAACTTTCTCTCCAAAAATTGGTATGAAATCTCGTTATGCTATCACTGAAGCTGGATGGCACCCAGAAACTCAATACATTACTTTGGCTGTAACAGGTCTAGGAGTATTGACTGGTTCAACTCGCCCTGCTTCTTCTTACTAATAATAAGAATTAATAAGCTTAATACGGAAAAGGCTCCTCACAAGGGAGCCTTTTTCTTTTTTAAGGACGGGTCACTAATAAATAACATTCTAAAGTACTTAAAAAATAATACAAACAAATGAGCAATTCTGTTTTAAACTACTCACAATTTCTTTTAGAAAAGAAAGCAATCAACCAAGAAATGGCTGAATTACCTAACGGTAAAGGTTCAAAGTCTAACACAACTGTAAAACAGGCAATGTCTGAACTTCCAAAAGGTAAAGGTAAAGGTATTAGCAAATCAGTAAAACCTGAAATGGCTACTCTTCCTAAAGGAAAAGGTAAAATGATTGGAAAATCAGTAGATACAAAAGTTTCTAAATTACCTACAACTAAAGGCTCTTCACCTAAAAAATCAGTAGACCCTAAAATGTCTAAATTGATAATTAAAGGTAAAGCTATCAGTAAGAAAGTTGAGCCTAACATGGCTAAAATGCCTAAGTAATTAAAAAACCCATTCTGAAATGTCAGATCAAAACAAACATAAGGTCACGTCCTTTCAGTCGTTCGTTGTTCAAGAAAATTCAATCAAGGATTTAGTTGGAAAAACTGATGATGAACAATTGGACTTAGATGATGCTCGTAGTATTGGAAAGAAGATTTCCAAAATGAAAGGTGAAGATCGTAAGAAATACGTTGGGATTGTTAATTTTATGGGAGCATCTTGTAGAATTTACAATGAGATTTGGGCTAACTATAAACCAGTTGATCCATCAACCAAAAAATCAAACCGTGGAAAAGAATTCCAAGGTGAAAAAGAAGTAGGTTAATAATTGAGCGCACAAGGAGTAATAGCTGAATCAGTAGCAAGTTTTAAAATAACTTGGGATAATCCTGGCAATGGTCAACAGCCAAAGTGGGATCAAAATAAACAGTCAATTGAGTTACATCAAACTGACGTTTATCCTGATTTACAATATGTGTCAGCATTTGCAGCTCCAGTCTATACCAAGTATACGTCTGGATCACTTCTAAACGACTTAATTGTTGAGATTAATAAAGTTATTGACTCTAAATTAACTAGTAAGTCTGATGATAAAAAGGAAAAAGTTGACGAGTTATATCTTAATGCTGGACCTGCTGCCTCTAAACAACTAGGAGCTGGGCCAGAAGCAGCTAAGCAACTAGGAGCCGGCCCATCTGCCCCTAAGCAGTTAGGAGCTGGGTCAAAAGAAGAGGACCCGATTAAAGCAGATGATGAGAAACCTGCTGAGATTATTGATACTAATAAAGAAACTAGTAATGAACCTAAGGTGACGACAAATGATCAGGAACTTGCTATTACAACTACTACCATTGCACCACAAAAAACTGAGTCATCTGCATATACAGTTACAGTATATGGAGATAACTTAAGATTCTTAGAAGGTCAAGAAGGTCGAGGAGCTTATTCGTCAGGCATTAAGTTTTTATATAAAGTTTCAAATAACCTAACTAAACAAGTAGCTGGTGAACAAATTGATAACAGAACAAAGATTTGGGCAGAAGTAACTTCTTCTGGATTATTATCAAAAACAACGCGTCTTGAGTTTGCAGAGTTTGATGAAATTGAATTTAAGTTTGGAGGTAATTTACTTGCTCAGATACTACCTTCAATTGAATTAAGTTTTACACCAGATCCAAATTCAGTCTATTCAAAAGAAAAACCTGAACTTGATATTGCAGATGTTATTAAAGCAACTAATATTACATTAGGAACTAAAACAACCTCTGAGATTAAGTCTTTACAGAAACAAATACAAAAAGAAATCGACTCACGTGAACCTGTTGAAAAACAAAAGCAACCTGGTAAACAAAGTGCTTCGGTTGATAATAAATAACTAAAAAATACGAGATAAAATGGCAGGTCTACCACATTTTAAAAATTCAACAGCAGGTCCAGCTAAATATGAACCCTTGTACCTTAACCAGTTTGAGGTGATTATTACTCCACCACCATTGGTATCGGGTAAAATCGGATTTGGAAATAATTTAATGCTTGAGCACGTGCTTAAAGTATCAACTCTACCTGAATTTTCAGGTTCAGGTTCAGCAGTAGTTACTCAAAACTATAAATTCTCGCAAAGAACTTATGCTCCAGCTAAACCGGCTCAAACATATCATCAGTTTACAATTGAATTTGAGGTTAACTTAAATAATAATAATGATATGTATATCTACAATGCTCTAAGATCATGGGGAGATTTAATATACGATCCATTAACTGGTCGTCAAGGTCTAAAAGCTGATTACGCAGATGCAAGCATTCAAGTAACAATGTTTAATAGAGCTGGTGTAATTTATAGAGATTTTGTATTTGGCCCAGTATTTCTTGGTCCAACCAAAATGACTGAAACTGTTCTTGACTATACAGCAGATAATTCAATTTATAAGTTAACTGCACAATTTACAGCAGATACTTATAAAGAAACCCGAATTGGTCAATAAAATAACTGTTACTATATAATGGACATATTTAATGTAAAACGCCGAGACAATCCTTCAATGGATAATTATATGGACCTAAAGAAACCAGGTTTCGGTGGTCCAAATTCAAAGGAAGACTTTGATAAATCAAAAAGAAAATCACTTGAAGGATACCAACGAGTAGTTGACAGAAATGCCGATTTCGAAGGTGGAAATTTCAATCATAATTATGACCCAACGTGGAAAGCAGTAACCCGTGATTTAATTTCAAGAACTGCAAAGAAAAAACCATTTAATCCAATGTACGCAAAACAAACAATTGCAACAGTTAATGCTGTTGAAGAAGGTACTATCAAACGCTTTGAACAATTCGTTAATGAAAACGAAGGTTTTAATATGTTTGCTGAAGCTGAAGAAGAAACTCCAGAAATGGAAGAAACAACTCCAGAAATGGAAGAAGAAGTTGAAGTAGATCAAGAACAAGTAGAAATGCTAATGGCAGATTTCGGAGATGATCTTGAAGAAATGATTGATGAAATCGCTGAAAAAATGGAACTTGAAAAAGAAGAAGTTTGCGATATTCTATGTGCAGCTATTAAAAAGATGTGCGCTCCTGCTGAAGAAGAGGAAGAAGAAGAAGAAGAAAATCCAGAAGGTGAAGAACCTACTGAAGAAGAAAACGAAGCATAATTAATGAGATTAATTAAATTATTTGAACAATGGGTTTCTGAAGAAGAAAAGGCTGTAGATTCTCCTAAAGTTGAGGATACGGCTAAACCCAGCAATTCATATAATCTTAAAGTATCATCAACTGACGCTGGAGATTTTGAAGTTACCGCAAATGCCGATTCAGAATTTACAACAGATTCAGCAAAATCGTTTAATGTAATTAGTTCAACTAATTCAAATATTAAATCGGGAGCAACTATTATGGTTTCTCCAAAGGCTGATAAAGCTGGAGATTTTGATATTATTGCAGTAAATGACAAAACTAAACCAGAAGAGTCATTAATTTATTCAGGAACAGTAGAAACAACTAAATCCTAAGTTTTAAAAGTATATTAAATTAGAAAGGGGATTTATTGCCCCTTTTTTATTGTGTCTACTCCAGCAAGGTCCCCAATCTCTAATTCTGAATCAATTAGATGTGGAACAAAGTCGATTGTTGTGTATGCAGTATTTAAGAACTTAACTGTATTGTTAATGTTACTTGCACTTAGTCCAGCATTAACATAAATTATTCGATTATATTTTCGATTTCTTACGTTAATAGCCTTATCTATTAATTTCTTAATTTCGTAATTAATTAAGAATGACTGTATTTTGTTAGGAACTAGAATGTCCTGATCAAATTTTTCTTTAATGATTTTATTTACGTTTAGTAAGTAATCACATTTTTGTTTTTTAATAAAAATTTGAATGAATTGTTTTTGATCCTTTACGAAAATTATTTCGAGAGTACGATCTACTGAATCTATCATATTGAATCATGGTCGATTTTTTTAACCTCAATTCCAGCACGACGTAAAAAATCTAAGCCATTTATATCTCGATATTCTTCAAGATATACAACTCGTTTAATACCTGATTGTAGAATTAATTTGCTACAGTCAGTACATGGGGAATAGGTAATATATAAGGTTGCACCATCACTACTTTGGGTAGATTTAGCGACTTTTGCTAATGCATTGGATTCGGCATGTAAAACATACCATTTAGTTTTATATTCTTTAAAAGAACCATCTTCATTATTAATAGCTTCTTCACATTCATTTTCAAAACCAGAAGGAGTTCCATTAAACCCATCTGATATGATTGTATTATTTTTTACAATTAATGCACCAACTTTTTTTCTAGTTGCATGAGATAGCTCTGCCCAAACTTGGGCCATTTTAATGTAGGCTATATCTATTTTATGTTGCTTTTGATACATTCTTATTTAGATTGAAAAGTTTTATCATATATCCATTTAAAAATATCTTCTCCATCTTGGAATAGGATAATATCATTGGACTCTGAGGTGATTGCATTAAATAAGGTTTTAAAATCAGAGGTTTGACTGCCATCTATTTCAATTAAGTCTGATACGATTGGCGGTAGTGTTATTGAGGTAAATGGTTCAGCTAGCATTCTTGAAGCAAGGTCATAGTGTCTATCATAGACGTGATATGAATTTGCAACATGAGTATAGGTCCCTAATTCAAGATCTGGATAAAAATGCTTTAGATGAGATAAGATTTGCATTTGTAATGAACAAAAGAAGGCTACGTCGGTTGCAGTACCCCAGATTGCATCATTACTTCTCATAAATACACTCATATAAAGTTTATTTTGTCTGATATGTAAATTTGCATACATTGTACAAACAAAATCTTTATTTGAAGAATATTGGTGTTTTGGTTTATTAAAGTGTAGTACGGCCTGTCTGGTATTCTGATCAGTTGCTAAGCTTTGAATTGCCCATTGGTATTGACTAATTGCGTGCTCATTTTTTTCAGTAAATATTAGGTTTCCATATGCTGAATTGACAGTTCCATCGATATTTTGAATTTCTTCCCAGAACTTTGCCCATTTTGAAATAAATGCTGAATCATTACGGCCTGCATAATACCATAAAAACTCAGCCGCAATATATTTCTGCTGAGAACCTCTAACTGAATTTTCGTAAAGACACTGAGTTGGGTCTTCAATAACTAGAGCAACATCTAGTAATTCTTTACTAGTCGTGCCTCGTGCATTATTAACAAGTCCATAAGTTAATAAAAACTTAATAGAATCACGATATGCATCAGCAAATGTTAAACCTTTAAATATTATCATATTGTTTGTTAATTTTAATCAAACTCACCGTTAGATCTTATTAATATACTATGAAAATGAAAAAGGGTTAACTTAGTTAAGCCCTTTTGCCATTAGCAGTATGAGTCCAGCAAACCATATGAGTATTATTGTAATAACTGCAATGTCTTTGAATTTAGATTTTTTAGATTTTTTCATGGGTTTATGTATTAAATGATGGTTAGGTCTGAGAAATGATCAGTATTTTCAACTTGGATTTTAGTATCAAAGTATTCTTCTGGCAATGGGTCATGTGAAATTACAAATACTGTCATATTATATTTCTTTGAAAACGTTTTAAGTAGATCAACTACTCTAAATATTGAGTCAACGTCTAATGACGAAAATACTTCGTCTAAGAAAAGAAGATTTACTTTATTATGCTTTAGTTTAATTAGTTCAAGAATACATAAAAGTACAATTAAATTCATTTTCTTTTGTTCTCCAGAAGATAATGAGTCTGGCGAAACTTGCATACCTAAATGAGTAATGATTGGATTAAATTCTAAATCAAACTCAAATGCAAATTTGAATTCAAGCACCTTTGCTGTTTTTAAGATCTTTTTATTTAATAATGGAATAATTTGACTCATTAGCATACGCTTCATACCATTATCAGATAGGATCATTTCCATTTCTTGCGAAACTTTTAATTTTTCAGTTTGAATAGCTAGACTATTACCAGCTGTACCGATTTCAGTTTCAATATTTTTTATTACTTCAACTAGATGTTTATCTGACGTCTGTTTACCTTGTTGAGATAATTGTTGGATTTCTCTTTTTACTGTAGAGACTTGAGCGTCAATTTTATAAAATCTATCCTTTGCTTTATTTTGGTTTGACTCTATTGACGATAAGTCAAATTCATTACTCTTAATTGTTTGAGAAATATCAGGAATAGAGGACTCTTGCGATTCTTTTAATTTTAATAATTTGTCCTTGATTTGACTATGAATTTCATCAGTTAAATCAGATAAACAATGAGGACATTTATTTTTATTGTAAAGATCAAGCTTCTTTTGTATTTCTGAAATATTTGCTCTAATTGTAGTTAATTCATCACGTGATGTTCTAACCATTGTTTGTATTTTTGAAAGCTCTGTTGTAAAACTACCTGCTTCAATTCTAGCAGACTCTTTTAAATCAACTAATTTTTTTAATTCAATATTAAGCTCTTCAATTCTAGCAGTATTAGTTGCTTGAATTTCATTTTTTAAATTTTCAAGTTGATTAACTGATGATTCTAATAATCTTTGGTTACTTGCAATTGACGATTCAAGTGGAGTAATTTCGCCTTTAACGCGTTTAGTATCTTCTTTAGATATTTTAGACATGTCATTAACAATATCTAGTCCAAAAATCTTATCAATAATTTGACGTTTATCTGCTGGGCTTAATTTAACAAAACTTTTAAAGTCATTTACTGATAAGCTGATTGTGTTTGAGAATACATTAAATGGTAATTTAGTTAATTCCTCTTCAATAAAATCGTCTACTCTTCGTTTATCTGGCAAATTATATTCAGCTCCATCAATTGAAAGCTTTGAGAAATTGGGTTCAAGACCACGCTCTATATCAATAAGTCTACCATTCCCTGTTGTAAATTTAATTTGGGTATAAGCATTCTTATTAATTCGGTTTGGGATTTCTTTAGTTTTACGAATTGCTGATTTTCCATAAATTGCAACAGTCAATGCATCAGAAATTGATGATTTACCACTGCCGTTTTTACCCTGAACCAAAATTAATCTAGGCTCATCAGTAAATTTAAAAGTCTGTAATTTATTGCCGTATGAGCAAATATTTCTAAAGGAAAATTCGTGTATCTTCATTAATTTAAAAAATAGGTAAGTTCTTGATCTGGGTCAATATCTTGTACTGTATAGAATTTATATAGTTTTTTCTCAGAATCATAATCCCAATTGATATTAGGAGACGTGGATTTTCTGTAAATTGAGCCAAAGCCTAATAGGATTGCATGAGAATCGATATGCAACATTTTATTTGGATTGATTACATCATATACAATTGCTTTAAATTGCTCTGCTGAAATAAGACCGCGATCTAGCCTCTCCTGTAAATTAAGATCTGCCAGTTTTTCAGCAATCTCGCGCTCTTTATTAAGACCGTCTGGATTAACAAACAGCCGGTTATCTAATACTTGATCGTGGTTTTTAAGTAAAAGTTGAGTTTTTTGGCTTATTGGAATCCATGCACAAAACTCAATGGTTGAATTTCTATAAATTTGAGCACTACTAAATACGCCAAATTCTTTAGAATTTATAGGCTTTACATATAAACTAGATAGGATGCTTGGGTTACTCATCGGCTGATTGTTGTTTTACTAAATTATGAATTTCTATAAATTTTTGAGCTAATTCAGTTTTAAAAGTTTGTGAATAGTCTTTTGTCTTTATGTAGCTTTTAAATATATCAATAACATTAAATTGATCTTCTGGATTAAAGTCAGTTGAGGTAGACTCATCTGTTACCTGATCGACATATGTAAAAAATTCAACTTTTCTATGAGTTGATTTTGAAATAAGTTCCAAAAATCTAGTTACTGAGAATTTATTAACAAAATTTACACTAATCATAATATCAACAAATGAATTATTTAATTTTTCAATTACGTCATTTGCTGGCATTTCCAATAGTTCAAATATATCAAATTTCTTATAGACTGGAGATTGAGTATTTTCAATAAATTTCTCAGTTAATTTTTGAGAAGACACATCTAATTGATAAAAACCTTTAGTATTATCACGATCTCCTCTATCCATTTGGTATGGTGTTCCAGTATAGAGAACATTTTTAAATTCTTGACGATGATGAATATGGCCAGCATAAACACGTTTATAAGAAGATAACATATCTACTTCAATTCCATGTTCAACCTTTGTCCATTTATTAAAGCTAAGACCCTTAATGTCTGCATGACAAATAATATATTCACATAAATCTTTGTGGTCAGTTATTATTTGGTTTAAACGATTAGTGTCTTCAACCCAAGGTAACATTAAAAAGTTATGGGAACCGTTAATTGTAATAATTTCAGGATTTTCAAATACATGAATATTATCAGCAATATGTGAAATTGCTTTTAAAGAGTGAACAACGTTTCTATCTTTATAATAGACGTCATGGTTTCCAATAATGATATAGATACCTCTTTTAAATTTCTCAGAAAGCTTTTTAAAAATAGTTAAGGCTTCATCGTGTACTCGAACATTAATTGATTCACGCGAATGAAATACGTCGCCTTCTAAAAATAACACATCTCGGTCTTCATCAAAATCTTCATCTACTTTATTAATTAAAAAGTCCAATAGAAAATCCTTTTGTATTTGAATCCATTCTATTGAATTATTTTTTATTCCTAAATGTAAATCACCAACTAGTGTTATTTTTCGAATATTTGTAAGCTTCATTTTAAAATATTTTATAGTTCTTACCCATGCTATCTAAAAATCCGTATTTACTATTTAATTCAACTAACAAAAGTTCCTTATTTTCATAAGTTAACATATCGAATATTTTTTTATATTCCATATTAAGAGTTGAAGAAATTGATTCAAGTACTTGGATTGGGCTAATGAATACGGTTGTATTTGTTCCAGTACTCAACCCATTTAAAATTATACCAAATATTTGGTTAATTTGTACTTTTGTAAATTTCTGCTTTTCAGGCTCATCGCCTAGGATCTCCTGCAGTTCAGAGCAACCTTTGATAAAGTTATATATGTCTCTTTGTACAATAGTATAGTCTACGTGATCAGAATATCGGTCTGGGTCAGACATTGAATGCGCAGCTGAACCACTTTCTAACTTAATAGCTGAACCTGAAGTTGGCGAATTATTATCGTCTTCATCATTATGTTCGTATCCTAAATTATAAGTATTTCCAAAAATCTTATCATTTCTTTTTAGGTCAGAATAGGCAAGTTTACGGCGTTCTAATTCGTCTTCGTCATAGTCTCCTTCAATTAATCCATCCTCTTCAATAATGTCGTCTTCGTTGTCAAATTCTAAGGTATCGTCTTGTTCAACGGTTAAATCATTATCTAGATCTGAAAAATCGTCTGGGTGTTTTCTTGGTGCCATTTGTGTATTTGTATTTTTATATCGAATTTAGCAGATCATCATAATCCGCAGAAGTTCGATGGGCTTGGACTGGTACTGGCATGGCTAGTGCAACATCCATTGGTATTAAATTTTGAGGTAAAGTTGTAGTATTCGTATGAGCAGTTTGATATTGAGTTCTCATTTGATTTTCAAGAGACTGAGTATCATCGTCATCTGAATAAAATTCGCTAGCTGGATCGTATTCTTCAGTTAGTTTAGCAAACTCATAACTCATTCTATACATTTTAAAACTTTCAGTATAGCCACCATCTCTATTTGCAATTAACTTAATTTTCATACGCTTTTCCATAGGTCCACGAATTAATCCAAATAGAGAATCTACTGTGTGTACTAGACCAAATGATTCAGCAATATCTGACATACTTAAGTCCTGATCATCAACTGCATCTCGTTTAATTTGCGTTGCTGTAATAATACACCATTCATTTCGGATTGCAACTGCTCTAAGTTCTTCAGAAATAACCTTGATCTTTTCATAAGTATTGCCTTGCTCACGAAGAGGTCTCATTAAGTTAATATAGTCAACTACAATTACGGTAAATTTAATTCCAGAATTTTGTTGAACTTTTAAAAAGTAATTTTCTACATCAATTGCTGAGGCAGTTCCAGTAGGAAATTCCTTAACGATTAATTGGCCAAGCTGAGGCATATCTAACTTAAGCTTTTGTATTTTACTAGTAACTTCAGACACTTGATTATTATCTAGCATTGAATCATAGTCCTTAAACGGAATGCTTAATATGCTTGAACCAAGCCTCTTCATGTATTTACGATCAGACAATTCAAGCGTTCCAATTCCTACATGACAACCTGCCATAAATGCTCTGGCTGCAATATTTGAAAGAACCATTGATTTACCTACTTTAGGCCTTCCTTGAAAAACTACTAACGTTTTTGGATTCCAACCGCCGCCTAAGGTTTTATCAAAGAATGGGAAGCCTGTTGGATTTCCAATTTTTGAAAGTTGAACGTGATCAATTGAGGTAAAAAAGTTTAGGCCGGATTCAGCGCTAGTAAATGAAACGTTTAATTTGCTATTAAATTTTTCTCTAACATCATTTGTAATTAATTCAACATTCTCCGGATTAATATCGGTTGTCTTTAAATACGACAATACATCAATTACTGATGCATTTAAGTTTTTATAGAAAATAAAAGCTTTTGTGTATTTAAAAAGAAACTCATAATTATAACTAGATAAGTCTACTTCAAATAGTGAATTAAATTTTTGTTCTGAAATATCTAGATTTGAAAGATTTGCAATTTGGCGTAATTCATTTCGAGTTGGAATTTTAGAATATTCAATGAACCATTTTTTAGCTTCACGATATAGTCTTTGTAGGGTATCATCGTTAAAGTAATGAGCTTTAATTAATGGAATAACTTCTCGCTTGTCTAATGAGTCAAAGTTCTTAGGTTTAATGATTACATCATTATCGTCTTCGGTTAGAACAAAGTTAAAAATTATTTTTTCGAGAAGCTCAATGTTCTCTTTGAAATCTATCATCATATTTTTTTAATTCGAAATTATATAAAATTTTAAAAATTCAGATTGGTCAATTATTATAAATTCACCTTTCTTAATTAGGATATTGTCTTCTATTAAGTCTTTCATTAATAGTTTTAGTTTTTCTAAAAATTCAGCAGTTAGTTTATCTCCAAATACATATTTTAGAGTCTTTGTTGAAAACTTAATATCTTCTAGGTCAAATTCTTTAGATTTGACTTGAGTAACTTTGACAATGTATGACAGGATATCGAATACAAAGTCTTGCCTAGTTGGATAGCTAGGCAAGGCTGTATGCGACTCTAGTAAGTATTTAAGAGGAATATTTGGCTGTAATTTAAAGGTCATTATCAGAATCAGTTAAATCTTCTAATTCGTCTATTTCCATTTCGTCTATTCCATCTTGTGTTTCAGGGAATTTAAACGTAGGCTTAATTGTAGTTTCGTCTAACTGCGTTAATACTTCATGAGTAAATAACCTAGCTGAGAAAAATTCTTTAACTGGAACAGCATCACCATTATGCTTAATGATATAGGTTTTTCCAAGTTTTTTTGGTAGAAAATAGAAAGTCTCTCCAGCTACTTCAAATTTTGAACATAATTCAGATTCGTCTGGTTTTAGTTTAGAGAATTCCTTTTCAGTTAACTTATTACCTCTACCTACTCCACATGATTCCCAATTAACATATTGTTCAAGGCCTACAAATTGATTCATACCTTTATGGAATGAAATATGGAATTCAATATCAATAGGTCGAGCTAAACGATTCTTTTTAGTTTTAGAACGAACAATAATTCCAGTAGTGGTTTTAGCTTCATCACGAAGAGTTCCTTTACTCAACATTAAGATAATTGATGCAGAGAATTCTGGACCTCCACCGCCTGACATACCCTTTGGCGTATATTGATCCATTGAGGCATATGTGTGGTTTGTAAAAATAAATGGAACTTTATAATTTGAAAGATCCAAAGTTAATGATTTGAATAGTGACCTCATTTCTTTTGCACGAAGTCCCATATCTGCAGCGTTTTTACCTGCATCCATATCACGTTGACTTTTATCAGTATCAAGCATGCCTACTGAATCTACAAATAGTGCAATCTTAAGTCCTGGATTCTCCTTAATTGTTTCAATTAAGTCATGCACATAAAATTTAACTTCGCTAATAAGACCCATACGTAAATATTTTAATTTACTTAAGTCTACTCCAAATTTAACATAGTCACTTGAATCAATTGCACCTTCAGTGTCAATATAAATTACCATGTAATCCATTTTTTGTAATTCACGAACTGCATTTAAACATAGGAATGTTTTACCTGAACCTGAATCTCCAGCAATTCCAATACTTCGAGTATTAGGATAACCTCCAAATAAGGATCCTGACATTTGTGCATTTAATAAGTAATTTCCAGTTGGAATGTACTCTTCAATATCAGAGAAGCCTCTGATTTCAATTTTTGATTTGACTTTTTTCTCGAGCAAGTCGTTAAACTTGGCGAATGCGTCCATTGTTGATTTTGCCATGTGTATAAAATTAATATTTTAGTATCTTTTACAAAGGATACTAAAATGGGTTTAGTTAAAATATGAAACTAACAAAAATGCTCCAGATAAGACGGTTGCGTCTGAATAATCTCCATTTACAATTTGGTGAAAACCTACCTTTGTAATAGTAGAGTTTTCTTTTGTAAAATGATCCTTTGAGAGGTTTCGAGTAAACAAAATATTTGGAAGGTTAGTTAGGTCAATTCCATAACAGTGCATACTTAAAGTCATTGGAACATTCATTGAAATATCTCCAAGATAAAATATACTATTTTCGGTGAGACCTGTATCGTCAAGGTTAAGTCCAGCCTCTTCAAGTAGTGCTCTACATACTGAATCGTATGGAGTCTTATCTAAATCTGGATTAACTACATCAATTATAAGAGTGCTAGCATTCTGTTTATTCATTAGATTAGGCGAGTCTAAAAGAAAAATAGACTTGAGCCCATCATTTGAATTACGTTCAAATGGTATTAAACAAATATAGTCTAGCTCGCACGATAGGTAATGAGTTGAGTGTTGATCTTTGGTTAAAGCCAATATGTTAAAGTTTCCTATTTTGCTAGGAGTTTCATTAGATATTTGATTATGCATTAGCTGTAGATTTTTTAGTAGGTGTTGTACTCAACATTTTCTTCATAGTCTTTTTAATTGAGTCCGCCGTTACATTGTTATTTATATAGTCAGACAATTTTGTCAAAAACTCTTCTTTATTCTTAGAGTTTGAATACATCATCTTTAATAAATTTTTACTAGGTAATTTAATTTTAACTGAAAGAGCTAAATCGGTGTCTTCTAGTGAAAACATACCAAATAAGTCACCTGGATCAGTAGAGACCTTAAGTTGAGCCGGTTGAGATGGAGGTGGAGCTATTGGTTTTGGTGCAATAATTTCAGCCCTAAATTCGGCTGGAATTTCTTCAGTTACTTTAAAATCTTCATTTAATGAAGGAATGTAATTGATTGACTGAATTTCAGCCATTGACATTGGCTGTTGATCTTCAGTGATCATCATTAGGTCAGAAGAAACTCGGTCAGTATCAAGTTGAGTACCGTCTGATAGTATTGCCATGAATCTGCCATTTCTAGCCGGCAAAACATCTCTAACTTGGACTACTTTTCCTAGTTTAGTTTTATCATTGGTTTTTATCCATTGAAAGTCGTTTGATTGGAAGCTGCTTTTTATTGCAACTAAGGTATCAATATCGTAGTTATTCATAATTAGGTTTTTTATTTTTTTAAGCCACTTTTTCACTTGACAATTGTTCTTCTAATTTTTTCATTTGATTCTTTGTGTCTACTCGACCATTATACAGTTTAGTAAGAATTGTTCGAGCAGCTGAATCCATTTTATTTGTGAAGACTGTATCGTTTTTTGTTAATATTTGGTCAGGTTGTAGTTCAACACCAGGTTTAATTTTTCCCAAATACGCATCTGGCGAAATATTAAATTGAATTTGAATGTTTGGATACATTGAGGCAAAGTCAAAACACGAAACATATTTGTAATATCCAGGCTCAGGCTTTGCAACATACGCTCCATCATACGTTGCATCTTCTTCTAAGTCTCTTCGATCATTTGCCATATAACGGCCTCTATCTAAAAACTCACGACACATTAATGATTCAGTAATGAATACTGCTGAGAATACTTTTGAAACATCGACCTTTGCAAATTTTGAAATTGCAAATGCAACATCAAGTAGTCCAAGCTTATCTTCAATTAGTTTAATAAGAATTGTATCAATAATATTATACTTGATAAAGTTTTCAATATCTTGTTGAGCTTCCATCATGGTTGCATATTCACTATGGAGTTTAGTTGTTCCTAATACTAGGTTAGCAATATAATCTAATTTATAATTCTCAACAACTTTATAGGGTTTAGTATTCATAAATACTTCCATGTAATCTAAAAGACCTAAATGAATTGGCATTTTTGATTTACCAATTAAGGTTTTAGACGGCATAGTTTGCATTGGATCAATATCCAATTTTTTACAACGATTAATTAGATAAATCCAGTCAAATCCAATAACATTCCAACCAGTTAAGAATGGAATTTTTGGAAGAACTTTATGGAAAAACGTTTTCATTAACTCTTCTTCAGTTTCAAAGAAAAGATATTTAAGGGTAAATGTTTGACCGTGTGCTTTAAAGTAGTCATTCACTTCATCTTGCATTTGTAAAATTGGAGACTCTTCCAATTTCTTCATGGTTGACATTACAAAACAAACATTGTCCTCATTAACAAAAGTAATTAAATTAACTGGCATTGCGGCTTTTGCCGGATCAGGAAACTCTTGTGAAGTTAACTGAATCTCAATATCTAAATAATATTTTTTTGGACTGTCATCTGAATAGATTGAAGCAAGTTCAGTTTCATCTAACCTAGTTTGGGTTAATTCCTCAAGCCTAAATTTACTTAACCATTTACCTTGAACTTTTTTTAGGAACTTTCCATCCCAGTTTCTGTGTTCAGTTGGGGTTGGGGTTAAGTTCCAATTATAAAGATCGTGTGGAAGTATAGGCTTTTTCATAAAGCCGATTGTACCATCTGGTTTATAATAAGAAATGACTAGAGTCGAGTCTTCTGTGTGAAATTCTGTGCTTACAATCATATTAATTAATATACCAAAGATTAATGAGTTCCAGTTGAACCAAATCCGCCTTCTCCACGTTCAGTTGTCTCAGAATAAAGCTGGTCAAATAAAACTTCCTCAATTATATCATAAAATACCGGAACAAGTACAAACTGGATCAATTTTTGACCTGGAGTTATGAGTTGGTCAGTAGTTCCAACATTAATCACATGGATATGAATTTCTCCTTGATAATCTTCATCGCAGACTTCAGCACCTTTAATTAATAACTGCTTAGTTGCAACTCCTGACTTGTTAAAGGCAGTTAACATATACCCAGTAGGAATATCTGCTTTAATACCAGTTGGAATTAGTGCAGAGTTTCCAGGAAGTAATATTAATTCTGGATAATCATTTGGAACAAAAAAATCTATACCTGCAGATTTAGGGGTTCCTCTGGTTGGGATCTTAACGTCCCGAATTCTTGAAATTTTCATTAAATGTATGTTTTATATAGTATTACTTGTTCTTTTACCCCCAAAGTGAAAAAAGTTTAACTTTGGATACAATATTGCTGATAAATAACTTTATCAACTCGTAGACCGTTTTTAAATTTATGAATTTGGGACGAATGCGATAAATAAATAACTTCAAAATAATACGCAAAAGCGATGGCAGAAAAATTAAATCTGAACAGATACAAGTCAAGCGGTGTCTACACAGTAGAAATTGATGAGAGCACTAACCTTTCATTACCTCTTTCAACTGGAAGATTGGTAATTGGCTCAAGTAAAAAAGGACCGATCAATTCAGTAGTACTAGTTAATGACTTACGTACTTTATCGGCAGTCTATGGCGATATTGACTCTAAATTAGAAAAAAATGGTAATTATTTCCACAGAACTATTCAGGTAGCACTAAGAAATGGCCCAGTTTATGCACTAAATTTATTGCCAATTGCTGATTCAGATGTTGCATATTTTACAACATTTAATACAGAAGCAGCTTCAAATAACTCAACATGGTCTGCTAGTTCGTATCAAAGCAGCATAGCTGATTTCTATAATACTCAAAAATTATGGTTTGCTGATGTTGACGCTGTTAACAAATATAAAAACTTAGCACTAGGCGATTCTTTTCCAGCAACTGGAACAGTTGATAGAGATGCTAACAAATTATTAAGTTTAGTTAACTTATCTAAGAAGCCAGTTACCTCATGGGCTAGAATAGCTGATACTACTGGTTATGACATTAAAGTTAAAGAATATTATAAATTACTTGGTGATAAGGTTGAAGTTCCTGATTTCTTACACCCTGATGATTATGTTGCTGACTATTTTGTAGAACTTTCAGTAGTTGAAGGAGACTGGTCAGATTCTATTAGATTGTCAAAAGACCCAATTTATCAACAGTATTTTAATGAAAGCGGTATCATTTTAGCAAAAATGAACGATTTTTTATCGTTAAAAGAAGTTACAGTAGTTAACCGTACAATTGGAGCAATTATTCCAGAATTTACAGACCTAGCCGGATCGCCAGCATCATTAGACTATTTGTTTAATAATAAATTTTCTCAATCTGGAGTTTATTGTGCTCTTGACTATAAGAAAATTGATATGATTGATTTAGCAAACAATCCAGTATTTGATAGCGGTAGCGCATCCGAAAGTATTGAATCACAACGATTGGATTTAGTAGGTTACGGCTTTGACGAAATGGATTCAGCTGTTTATTCAGTAGATAGCGGTAATCCTGATTTATCTATTGCACCAGTTAAATTAATTGATGTATTAAGTTACAGAAAAACTGCTGGTTACGAATATTATTTTAATATTTCAACAACCGCGCCTGATAACTTTGAGATTTTACCGGGTGCGGCACTTAGCCTTGGTGAAATGTACACAGTTAACCCAGTTGGTTCTAACAATAATTATATTATTGCAACAATCAATAGCCCACTATATAATGCATGGGCAAATGGATTTATTAAAACTGGAGATACTTTACTTACAGGATCTACTGCATACTTATCAACTGATGGAGTAGTTAAAACGGTTATGAATGGCTTAGCTAAAATTAGTTATATTGAGTTTTATGCATATAGCGATTTAACTTATACTAATCAAGTTGATGCAGCAACAATCACTAGCGGATCTAATCAATATTTGCATATTAAGTCAGCTGAAGTTACTGAATTTAACTTTGACTTTGACTTAACTGATACTGACTATTTTAGATCAGGTTTTAGTTATTTTGCTCCTAACCGATTAGTATTTACACTAACTCCAACTCTTTATGGAAATCCAGCAAAGAAAGAAATAGCAAATGGAAATGCAGTATATGATGCAGTTAAGAGAAGTAAAATTGAAAACTTTATTAAAACTGGTCAATATATTAAAGCTGGAATACTTACAGACGGTGACGGTGACCCAGTTATTCGTGAACGTTTATTAAGGATTAAAACTGTTTATGCAAAAAAAGTAAGTGTTACTTATATAGGAGCTCCTACTAATACGTTAGAGTATACAATCACAGTAGATTCTCCACTAGATGCAAATATAACTGGTATTGATCTTACTGGTTCAATATTAAAAACGTATAAAGGAATTAAAAATTATGTAACGGACCTTAGAGGTTTTTATGTACCTGCAATATCACTTGATGAAGTTGGTTTATATCCTAATGGAACCTCTGCTCGTCAAGATAAGATCCTTGATTATATGTTTGAGAATACTAATATTGCATCAACTATTGCAGATAATGAGACCTTAAATTTCCGATATATTATCGATTCATTTGAAGGTCAAATTGCACCTGCTTCTAAACAGCAACTTGCACAACTTGCAGCAAATCACGGAAAAGCACTAGCTATCTGTAATGCTCCATCTTTTGCTCAATATGAAAAATCAATCGACCCAAGCTTTATTGATTTTAATACTAACTTAGTATCAACTGAGTATATTTCAACCGGTGGTAATCTATCTTCAAATCCTCAATTTACATTTGGATTTGCAAGTGGAGATAAGAATGGTATTGCAATTGCATCTTACGCTGCATACTTTATGCCTAACTTAGTAATATTTGACAACGGTCGAAGTAAATCAATTCCACCTGCTGCATATATTGCAAATACATATATGAAAAAATATACAGGCGGAAATACTTTCTCAATTGTTGCAGGTAAGCGCGGTATTATTACTGAGCCAGAAGTAACTGGACTAGAATATGATTTAACTAATGACGATAGAGATTATTTAGAACCAGTAGGTTTTAATATGATCGTTAGACGTAGAGGTTTCGGAGTAATGATTTTCTCAAATAACACAGGTTATCAAAGAGTAAAATCTGCACTTAATAACATCCACGTTAGAGAGGCATTGGTAACAATTGAAAAAGATATTGAAAGAATCTTATTGAATTACCTATTTGAATTTAACGATCCAACTACTAGACTAAGAGTTAAAACATTAGTTAAAAACTACTTAGAAGCAGTTCAAGACGCTAGAGGTATTGCAACATTTGATGTAATATTTGATGATTCAAATAATGGTTCTGAGGTTCTTGAAAATAACGCTGGTGTAATTGATATTATTGTTGATTTCCCAAGAGGTATTCAAAAGTTCATCAACCGTATTACAATCACAAGAGCTGGAGGCCAATTAGCTTCTGCTTCTACTGGATTTACGCCTTCATTCTAATTAACAAAATACAAAAACTATGAAAAGATACATATCTCTATTTGAAAATTTTAATGACGATGTTCAATATATGGTAAAACCAGTAGGTGATTCCTTTAGAATATTTGCTAAAACACCTAAGATGAAAGCAGACGGTAGTGAATATGAAGATTGTGAATCTTTATTCGGTAAAGGTACAATGTGGAAAGATTATGATAGTCACAGTAGCGCTAAAACCGCTATTGACAGTATGTCAAATATGAGTCACAGTATGAGTAAACCAAGTGGTGGTAAACCTCACGGACCTAGTGACTATTTTGCTGATTAATTAAAAAGTTTAATACAAATAAAAAGGACCTCAATTGAGGTCCTTTTTTGTTTAGGGCCGACAGGATATGTCAGATTCCACCACTTGGTTTAAGTCCAAGAACTTAGTCTTCAGGTTCCATAATACCTTCAAGAACTCTAATTGAGTCGGTTGAGTCATTATGTAAAATACCAGTTCCGCCAGCGTCAGTCCATTTATTTAGCTTAGTATCAAAATCATCAATTAAAATGTCAAATTTATCTCTGGCATATTTCCATTTGTCTTGATCTAAAATTATTCTGGTTTTACTTGTAAAATCTTCAGGTTTAGTAACAGGTTCTTCATCAATATGCAGATGTAGTTTAATCCATTTTGCTTTACCTGCTAAACATTCAGCACTTCTACTCGGAGCAGATAGGATAATTGGATCATATTGTTTTAAATAGTCCCATAATTCTCTACCGTCTTGCGTCCAAGGTAAATCTGCCCAAAAATCTTCTCCTAATTTATCTAGGATTGGCCAAATTGAATTTTTACCGTGGAGCTCTTCATATGCATGTGGTGAAAGTTTTTCAGGATTTTCTGAAATTTCAGTAAAGCCTCGGTTAAAGTCTACTAGGACACCGTCTAAATCACAGAAAATTGTGTATTTTCCGCCTCTTTTTTCAAAGATAAATTGTTTAAATTTTTTAAGCATTTTCTTTAAGTTCAAATTGTGTATCTTGATCTTTATTTATTATGGCTAAAAGATCGTTAGCTATTACCAAATGATATCCGATACCATCCCAAGTTACATCAAGCCCTGAATATCTTTGATATAAAACTTTATCTCCAGCTTTAACTGGACATTTTGAATTATCTGGAACAGAGTGGCCAACTGCAATTACTGTTCCTGTATTTGGGCGCTTGCGTGCATCAACTGATAAAATAATACCAGTTTCAGTTTTTTTCTCTACTGTATCTGGTAAAATTAGAAGTCTTTCAAATAGTGGCATAAAGCCTTTTGTTATATCAATGCTCATTAGTATTTATAATTTTTTTTAAATTTGTAATAATTGAATTTACGGCGCACGGTTAAGTCCACGCTTGCTTTTATTGCATCCAATACATCAGTTGGAAAAAGCTTTGTACTTAATCTTACTAATGTCTTATTACGATGGATGTTATTCTCGATCGTCTGCCATTCACCAGGTTCCTTTATCTTTAGAGTATCACATGTTATTTCACGCATTACATCAAGGAACCCAGAATCACCTGAATCGATTAGGTCTTTAACATCAGACCACTCATATGATTCTCTAACGTACTCTATTATTTTAGATACTTTAGAAGCAGTCATTTTTGGATGAACTCTTGGAATATTATCTGAACTATCACCAGCTAAACACTTTGTTAAAATATCTAGGGTTGGATCAATAGTTAAGTGCTGGTAGTCTTTTTGAGTTAAGTCATTTATTATATTAATAACAGCTGAGTTGTCAATTGCCTCAATATCAAAATCAAATAGATTAACTTCTGCTGGAGTTTCGTCTTTACCAAAATCAGCAGTAGTATAGATCTTTTTATACTTGGTCATTTGCTTTGGCATAATTAAGATAACTTTACGCTTATTACTTTCAAGTAATTGAGTTAGGTCTTTATCTACCGACCATATACAAATGTCCTCATTTAGATTTTCGCAAATGTAAGCAATTAAGTCATCGCCTTCTGCTCCAGGTACTCGATTGACTACAACTCCATATTCATCTGAGATTATATTGAGTATTTCATTTTGAAAGTATTCAAAAAATAGATAAATTTTGTCATCATATTTTCTTTGACCTTTATAATTAAAGTCTCCTTCTCCATGTGTTTCAAAATGCTCCTTAATATATTTTTTTCTCCAACTCTTAGAGTCAAATACAAAAAATACAGATTGGATATTTTCTTTAAATGGAGCAAGAATACTTCCAAAATAATTTGTTGAAAATGATTTAAACGAATCTTTACTACCCTGTTTAAGAATAAATTTATCATCGTTTAATAAATCAGCAACGTAATACTTTTCACCAATTCTCTTATCGTTTGCAAGAATGTTTTTAACAATACTTACTGCCACGTTTAAAAAAGCATTTCCGTCTATGATTAGATTCATTTTATTTTAATTAGTGGGTTGTTTAGGAACTTGTAGTTTCTTTATTGCTTTTACAATAAGCTCAGATTCTTCTAGTGTAAATATTCCTTTAGCTTGGCAATGATTAGCTGAGGCTATTAGAATAAGTACTGCATGTTCTGGAGTTAAATTTACCAAAAAGTTTTCATAATCTTCAAGATTACTATAACTAATTGAAGAAAGTAGAGTAGCTATTGGAGCAGCCTCAGGTTGATTTGCGTCAACCTGAGGAGCTTCAACTACTGGTGGTGTTTTTGATTTTGCCATTTTGTAGTTTAATTATTTTTTATAAAGATGCAAATAAATCGTCTAAATCATCTGCTTTTGGGGCAGCTGCTTTAGCGGTAGGTTTAACTTCAGGTGCTGGAGCAGAGATTTCAAAGTCATCATCTAAATTAATTGATGAACTTACATTTTTTACTGCTGGAGCTGGAGTGAATTCAATATCTTCTCCAAGTGGTGCTTGTGTTCTAGCCACTGGCGCAGATAATTTAAAATGTTTTTTCATTCTTTCATCTTTAGTATTTGCAACTAAATTGTCAATGATTTGTTTGTAAGGAATAATTGCTTTAATATAGTCAGCAACTTTTTCGTATTCAACATCAGTCCATTCCTTTAAGAAATATTGACTCATATCTGGTGAATTCTTTTTAAAGTATTCACTTACAAACTGCATAACCTTAGGTTCAGTAGAAACTGGAATTTCTTTACCTTGAGTTGAGATAATTAATGGGCTAACTTCATTCATGAATTTACTAGCACTAAAATCTCTCCATGCTTTAGTCTTACGCTTAATAACCAAAACAAAATCTTTACCAGTAGTAAGTGAGAATGGATTGATTTTTTGAGTAGTAACTAATTCCTGCTCAGGATTAATTTCTTGTTGGATTAGGTTATCAATTGTATATCCATACGAATATATTTTGATTTTACCTTCCATTGTAGGAAATTGTGGATCCTTCTTGATATAAACGCAAGAATAGTAATTGTAGTAACGATTAAAATACTTTTGAATCTCTTCAACAATAGTAGGCTCTTCATTTTTTAATCGCTTTAATTCAAGATCAAGCGTCCAAAGAATTGATGATGCTCCTGTCGTTGATGGACAATCTACATACAACTTTTCGTTGGTTAAAGGGTTTATTAATTTAGCTGCATATTTTTTATAGCGGCTCTTAGTTGGATCGGTTACCCAAGGGATAAAACGAATAACTGATTTGTAAATACCGTTTTGACCTTGGTCTGGACCGGGATTGTACATGTTGTCGTCGACTTTGCGACCAGCGGATGATGATTTACCTGAGAAATCATCGAGATTAAGATTGAATAGATCTTCCATATTGTTTATAATGTTTAATAATTTAATAGAATTGTACTAAAGAAATGTGAAGAGTTTTGAAAAAAAAAGGACGAGTTGTAAAACCCGTCCTTAAATGTGAACTTTTTGTCTAATAAAAATTAGGCTTTAGTATCAACTTTAGATTCTTGAACGTGAGTTCGGCCTTCTTGACAAAGAGCTTTAATGTCTTGAAGAACTTTACGAGTTCTAGTTCCAGCTGATTTATTTCCTTTTTCGTAGAATTTTCCAGCTTCTGCTTCTAATTGAGAAACTTGTTCCTTTAGCGATGTTAACCATGTAGGTGTTGTCATAATTTCAAATATTTTTTGTATCTTATATTTGAGAAATCCACCCGGTTTTAAATATTAGTGATATTTGTTTGAAAATTTAGCTACTGGGTATACTTTTTTAGCAAAATCTATCCAAGTTTTCATAACCTTGTCAGCTTCAGATTGAGAAATTACATTAGTCTCAATGAATGGCTGTAAATATTCTGTAAATTCCTGGTCAAGAGGTATTCGCTTCTTTTTAGCTGATGCATACATACCGGCAACCATTGCTGGAATTTCGTCAGATAATAAAAAGTAGTTATAATTATTTTGAGCACGGGTTCTGACTGCTTTTGGGGTATTAACAATATGTCCAGTCTTTTTATTTATGCCTTTTTGTAAAAGGTGCTCAAGTTCATGTCGTATATTGTCAATTAACTTATAATTTAATTCCGGATAACATTGAGGCTCTGCCTCTGGGCTAATATAGAGAATTATTTCAATTTCAGGTGATTCAGGCTCGTTTTCCTTTGGGATAAATGAATTTGCATCTATTGCAAAACCTTTATTTTCAAAATTAATTACCTCCCAAGGAAGTCTACTAAAATATTTAGATTTAGCTGGCTCAAATTCTTTAACTCTAGCTAGTTTAATTGATAGAGTAAATTCAAGTGGATTATCATATTCAAATTCTTTAGATATTTCTTTACCAAGCTTGGAACCAGCAGTTTTCTTAATTACACCAAATAAGTCTTTAGCAAAAACTGAGGCAAGTGAATCATATTTTGATTCAAATATAAATTGCGAAAACCTTTTTATCATTTTTTAGATTTAATAAAATTTACGTCTAATTTATTGGTTGAAGGTGATAATTTAGAATCAAACTCTATATCAATATCACCTTTGTCAATACCTAGTTTTTTAGCAGCCATTGCAGATTTTAGTTTATCATAAACTTCTTTATCTAAAAATCCTTTACCCCTAAGGGCATCAACTATATCAGTTTTCTTTGAATCTAATTGGCTATCGGTGATCCATTTATCTAAATCAGCTTGCTTAAGTTGATATTCTTTATAACGTTTAACTCCTCCGCCTCCAGTATAGTTAGAATGCCATTTTTTATCATCATCTACCAATACAATATTAATATCGCCAGTTTGACCAGCGGTTGGAGCTGGTGCATTTGGGTCTGGTGGTAATTCAGCAGTTGCAAATGGATCAGTTGAAGGTGGCGTCATTGATGTTGTTGGATCCGGTGAACTTACTGGAGCTGGTGCATTTTCATCAGGCAATGGAGCAGCCTCAGTCTCAGTAGACGAAGGTGGCTCAACTGGTGGTGGAATAGGAGTAGGTTCATCTGCTTCTAATAATAGCTTAAATTGGTTAAAGTTTAGGATTTCCATAAATATAGTAATTGTTATGGTTATTTATACAAAAAAAGGGAGACAACTGCCTCCCTTTTCATATTCAGTAGTTACTGTAGATTAACCGCACTTAGAATCACCGCAGTTCTTACAAGATAGGCAACCTTCTGTATAAACAAGTGCATCTGATCCACAAGATTTACAGGTTTTGCCAGAAACAGTAGTGCCGTCTTTTACAAACTTTTTAAGCATTCGTTTAACTCCAGCTTTCCAGGTAGTAATTAGGTCACCGTCTAGGTTTAAAGAATCCAATAATTCAATAACATATGGTAATGGCATGCCATGTCGTAATACAGCAGAGATAGTTTTTGCCATATCATGATACTTTTCGTCAAATGCATGATTTAAGTTAGGGATTTTAATTGTTTCTCCAAGTTTATCAACATAGACTACGTCATATGAAGATTTTCCTTCTTTTTTAGTTCTAACAATTTTAACGGTTTCAACATAAGTTGGAATTGGAAAATTTTCATGTTGACCAGTAAATACCTCATATGGTTTCCCGTTTAGAAGTCCAATAAGTCCAACCCAACGTTCTCCGCTATTCATAAAGGTAGTAACTGAACCTTCTAATGATAGTGGTCTTTTTGGAGCCTGTGAATCGCTAAATAATTCCTGTTTTTTCTTATCGTCCTTTGAAACTAATACACCGGATCTAGAACCGTCTCGATAAATGGTACAGCCTTTACAGCCTTCTTCCCAAGCAGTCATATAAACTTGATTAACCAATTCTTCAGTAACGTGTTCTGGAAGATTCACGGTAACCGAAATTGAATGGTCAACCCATTGTTGAATCTTTCCTTGCATTCTAACTTTTTCTACCCAGTCAACATCATTTGCCATTGCTTTATGGTATGGAGACTTTTCAGTTAGTAACTGTATGGTGTCATCTGAGAGCTTTTCGATAATGTCTGATTCACCATTTGGAATGTATTTGTATCCTTCAATCTCAATCCATTTTTTAAAGCCGTGATGAAATACGTGATATTCTTCCCAATGATCCCCAACTGAATCAATAAAGTCAGATTTGGAATTTTTATCATTTGGATTAATTTTCTTTCGGCGTTTATAAGATACCATAAAGGCAGGCTCAATACCTGAAGTAGTTTGAGACATTAACGAAACTGTACCAGTTGGTGCAATTGTCAATAGCGCAATATTACGTCTGCCGTATTTCATAAGATCTGAATATAGTTCAGCATCGTATTCTTTAATTCTTTCTAGGAATGGATGGCCTTCTTCTCTAGCTGCGTCCCATATTTTAAATGCTCCACGCTCTTTTGCTAGGGTATTAGATGAACGAAAAACTTCAAGTGCATAAGTTCTAGCAACTTCAACTGCAAAGTCAGTTGCTTTTTTAGTTCCATAACGTAAACCTAATGCTGCAAGCATATCGCCTTCAGCAGTAATACCGACACCAGTACGGCGGCCTTCCATACATTTGGTTCGAATACGAAGCCATAGTTCAAGTTCAGTACGTTTAACGTCAGTAGATTCAGGATCACTGTCAATTTTAGAAATAATTGTATCAATTTTTTCAATTTCAAGATCAATAATATCATCCATCATACGTAGTGCAATTTGAGCGTGTTCTTTAAATAAGTCAAAATCAAATTTTGCATTTTTAGTAAATGGATTAACTACATATGAATATAGGTTAATTGCTAATAATCTACATGAATCGTCTGGACATAATGGAATTTCTCCACATGGATTAGTTGAAACTGTTTTATATCCTAAATCAGCATAACGGTCAGCAAATGATTCTCTAATTATTTGATCCCAATAAAGAATTCCTGGCTCTGCTGATTTCCAAGCATTATGAATAACTTTATTCCACAGAAGTTTTGGATCAATTACTTTGGTTACTTTTGGAGAGTCAGAAAAAATTGGATATTGCTGAGTATACGGTTTACCTGCTTTAACCGCTTTCATAAAATCATCGTGCATTTTAAGAGAGATATTTGCACCAGTAACTTTAGTACTATCAAGTTTAGCATCAACAAATGCTTCTGCTTCTGGGTGTCTAACTGAGCATGATAACATTAATGCTCCACGACGGCCACCTTGAGCAACTTCACGCGTTGAGTTTGAATATCTTTCCATAAATGGAATAATACCAGTAGAAGTTAGGGCTGAATTCTTAACTGGCAAACCTGCAGGTCGAATATCAGATAAATCATGACCTACACCTCCACGGCGTTTCATTAATTGAACTTGCTCTTGATCTACTTTTAAGATTGCACCATATGAGTCAGATGATCCATTAACGCCAATAACAAAACAGTTAGACAATGATACTGTTTGATTATTATTTCCAATACCGCTCATTGGTGAACCTTGTGGAATAATATATTTAAACTTGTCTAATAGTGAAAAGATATATTCTTCGCTTAATGGATTTTTATATTTCTTTTCAACTCTTGCTAATTCTGATGCAATTCGACGATGCATCATTTCTGGATTCTTTTCGTAAAGATTACCGTCTGAATCTTTTAATGCGTATTTGTTAATCCATACACTGGCTGCTAAATCATCTCCATTAAAATACTCTAATGATGACGCATTTGCTTCTTCTCGGGTATACGTCATTTTAACCTCGGTTTCTGTTTCTAATACTGAATTGTCTATCATTTTTATTGTTTATTTTTAAGTTAATCTATTGAAAAAAGACAACTCTACCCCAGCGGTTTACTGAGGTAGGGTTAACTATTGGATAAAATCGTATCTTAATTGTTTACGAATTGCATCAACTTTGTGAACTTTTATTTGACCTGAGTCTGAAATTTTAGTTCTACCTTTTAGGTGATTTACATCACTCTTAAAAGTATTTTCGCCGTCCGGCATTATGATGGTAATTGAGAAATCAGATTTGTCTAATGAATAGGTTAAAGTTTGGCCTTCAATTTTGTTTTTAAGATCTTGCCATTGAAGTTGTTCTTGACCAATTTTATCATATGAATCGGTTAGGATTATACGAGGTTCGCCTTTTTTAATTATAACGTCCTTAACATAAAATTCAATAGTATCTCCAGAACGATATTGTTTACTAACCTCTTCATAATTTTCAAATTCAGTTTTATGAAGTAGTCCGGTAAAATAGTTTTGGAATTCAACAAACATTCCAAAGTCATATGGCTTATTGGTTAAAATACCTGTGTATTTTTCTCCAATATTAAGTTCATGTACTTTTTGAGGTAACGTCTGTTTAATATATTTCTTATATGAAACGATGAATAGATCATTAGTTGAATCGTAATTCTCAATCATTACTGGAATTTCTTTATTCAAATATTCATTAAAGTCTCTAATTACGTTAGCGGCAGCATGCGAACCTGGTAAAAAGCATTTAACTGTTCCTTTATAGAGTGCAAGGTATCCGCCTTTAACAAGGTTAGTAACTTTGACATAGAACCATTTTTCTGTTTTTAAATAGTCTTCTAAATCTTCACGATGAGAAAGAGCAGCACAACGTTTTTCTGAACCTAAGAAATCGCCATTATCATTTTTGTAAATAATAACTTTAAAACTGTGATTAACTTCATTGTGTACTAATAATGAAGGTTCGGAGCTAAATTCTCTAAATGGAACAAAGATTGTAGATAAAGATGCATTATCTTGAACTTCAATCATTTTCTCATCAAAGTCAATTTTCTTAGCAGTAACCGTACAGACCTTACCGAGTTCAAAATCTTTATTTGATGGTACAAATGAGGTTTTTGAATTTGATGAAAAGTACATGTCATACAATTCTTGAGCATAGGGCTCTTTACAGAAAATTTTAAGACCAGAACGTTGATCTTCTGGTGTCAATTTAATGGTTCGATTAAATTTAGAATTCCCTTGACTGAATAGTTGTTCAAAATCAATTAATTCTCGGGTGTTGTCTTTTTGCATATGTTATTGTTTAAACGTTGCTATTTAATTATACATAAAAAAAGTCAGTAGTTTTATGAAGTATGCATTCCTGGGTCAATAAAAATACTAGGTGACCATGCGGTCGGATAGAGTCCTGGCATTTTTGATTGGAACAGTAGAGTACCAGTTGAAGTTATACTTCCTCTCCATGCAAGTTCATCTAAGAATATTGCAAATAATGGATTTTTATGAGTTAGTCTTTCCCATGGTGGAAGGTCATCTTGATTAAAAAATGGGCTTGACGCAATCCTAGCAACTTGAACTCCTGGCTTATTACCAAACGAACATGCAAGTATTGAAACTAAATATGCTAATTCTTTAACTACTGGCTCAGCAAAAGTAATAACTGGAATATATGCAGCTTTTAATAAATTAATTGCATCTAAATTTGCTAATTTAAGTTTACTTGAATTTGGTATTTTTAACTGAATTGCCATTATTGCTAATTTAATTGGAAGAATATATGGATTGGCTGAATCAACTACGGTAAAACTTAAATCTTTTAAACTTTTAGTTAGTGATAAAATTGGGCCAACTATTGTTTTTAATGGTTCTAAAATTCCATCAATTGCAGTATTTAATAGGCCTTTAATTAATTCAACTAGGTCAGTTGAGGTAAGTAGTGCAAAATAACTAACAATATCAAGCGGTAACATTGGAATTTTTGGAAGCTTTATATTAAATCCATTAGGCAATGTTATTGAAACATATTTTGAAGATGTAGTAGTAGAAACTTTTGCAAATTCAGAATTTCCACATGGAATCTGTCTAAGAATCTCTTTTAGCGAACTTGAGTTTGGTCCTTGATTGGCAGTTAACATATCACCAGCATCAGATAACATCCTAAGTATTAATTCAAGTAAGTATGCAATTGCTAATTTAAGTAACGGTTTAATTACAATATCTAATGGTATTACTATTTGAATTGGAAACGGTACACCTAACGGATTTGGAGATTGTGGAACAGTTAATGCAGTTAATACTGGTAATATTATTGCTTGTGAAATTGATACAATGTCTGGTTTTTCCGGTAAAATAATTGGTGGAAGTAATCCAAGCAATGAATTAAATAAGGTGGTCACAGCAGAAATTCCAATTTCTTCAAGAGACTCTCCTAATAAACTTTTTAATACATCAATAGTTAAGCCGGATAAAAGAGCATCAAGTAGTGCATTAAAAACTCCAAGAGCGGCAAGAACTTGTGGTGAAACTACCTCAAGTGGAGGTTGAGCCGCTGGGCAGCACGGAGCAGCTGGATCAAATAGTTTTAAATTAGGAGCAGCAACTGAAAGTGTAGTAAATGTCAAGGCTTTTTGAAGACGTTCTTTTCTTAATTTTGCAGCTTTTTTAATCTTACCTTTCTCAACATCACTTAAGTTTGGATCAATATCTTCATCTGCTGGATTTGCATTTCCTTGTAAATAATCTAATGCTTTATTTGAATATTCTTTGATTGCTTTTTTAAATTCTCTAACGTCATCTGCTTTATTTAAGTTAAAAGATTTCTTACTCTTTAATTTAGTTGGATCAACTTGAGAGGCCATTCTTTTTATTTTTGCAATAAAATTAGTGGCGTCAATATCTGCACCTAATAAACCCTTTGCGGCTTTTTCAATAGTTGGTTGTAATCCACTAATCGCAGATGGTAATTTTGGGTTAAGTTTAGTTGGGCTATCAGGAAAGGAAATTGTTCCTAATTTGATTTTATCAATATATTTATCAAAATCATCCAATACTCCTGAGATTTTAGAAGATAAGGTAATTGGGTCTAATGACCTTGCCGCTTTTTTAGATTCACGCTTCTTTTTTAAGTCTGATTCACCCTCGGCACCCATTACTTGGGACTCACGGTCCTTTCTGGTTTTATCCTTTAGTTTAGTAACTGCAGTTAGTTGAATTTCTCCTAATTTATTAAATTGAAGATTCATACTTCTTTTAAAATCTGCAATTTGTTTATCAAAATCATTTGACAAATCTAAATCTAGAAAGTTCATCATTTTTTCTAACTCGCCAGCGTATGATGCTATATAAGTAATTGGATCAACTTCACCAATTGGGGTTCCGTCCCTTGTTGTAATATTAGGATTTTTGCCAAGTGCTAAAGTTGCAGCAAGTGCAGTAAGCCTAACCGCTTTTGATGCATTTCCAGAAATAGCTAATGGATTAACTAATGAACCTTTAATTAATTGCCCCTTAAATGGATTAGCTGGGTCAAGGCCTAGTGGATTTTCAGAGGCAGCAGTTTGATCAATTTCAAATCCATATTTTATCGAAGTAGGCGTCATGTATACTAATGGAATATTGGGAGCAAGTAACATATACTTATTACCGTCTGGTGCAAAATATAGGATATAAATGCTAGGTAATGGTATTCCAACTATTGCAATTGGCATTGTTAGGAAAGTAACAAGTGTGCCAACTGGGGTAGATAGTGTAAATAAGGTTCTCCATTTTTGAGGTATTGGTATTAATGCAATACCTAATGGGGTTGGAATAATATTGTTAATTGGATAATATCTAAATAATGGAGCAGTTAAGTCAGGAATAGGTAAAAGGCTTACTTTATTTAATGATTTTGTAAATTCTCTCCAATAACAACTATTTGTCATATCTGGTAAACTTGCATCATTTCCGCCTAGCGTTCTAATGAATAGTGGATCTTGTCCAAGTTTTTTCAGTGTTTCGGCTTCACAGTCTTTAGTTGGAATCGTGATTGCTGATGGCCCCTTAAAACATGCAACATCCGCAATTCTTTTTGCTAGAACATCTGGATCCATTGAATTTTCCTTTATCTTTACCTCTAATAATCCAATTTCAGTATTACACTCTTTTATTTTTTCAAGTATTTCAGAATAGGCTTTAGTATAATAGGCTAATTTTTCTGGTAAAACTGAATCAACTGGACTGTATTTAAAATTTCCATTTGAATAAATGCTGGAAGTTTGAGCTCTATACGAAGTAGGCCTAGCTAATTTAAGCTGAACATCAGTAGTTCTTCTAAAAAAATCCGCAACTTCTCTTTTTGCAATAACTTTTAATTGATCAACTGTTGGTTTTATTTGATTTGGGAAAACCTTTTCAATTTCTGTCTTCTTTTTTATTTCAAGGGTTGAGTTTAGTTTTTCATAAAATTTTTCATAGGCCGCTTGGCTTTTAATATAAAATTGAGTATCTCCTTCCTTTATTGAAACAGGTGCATTTTCAATTCCTTTAAAAATTGGGTCAATTTTATTTGGATCAACTGAAAGACCCCTTTCTGCTAATGTATAAAAATATTGAATTGGATTTGCAAATTTACGATATAGTCCAGGATAACCGTTTGATACTTTATTATATAGTGCTCCAGGAATATAGTCATAATTTGAAAATGGATTGGAATTTACAGAATCAATTGGGATACTTGAACAAAATGTTGCAAGAGTATTGTTAAATGGTTTATTAGTTAAATGCGTATTTTCTTTAACTGGAATATATCGATCAATTGATTCAGAACTGCCATCTTGTTTTATTTGCGGTACATTTATCGTAGTTATATCTAAATCAATTAATCTAACTCCAAAGGCTGCTGTAAATGCAGGAATATTAATACTAGCAGTAATTTGATCATTATCAAAATATGGAATAAATTGGCCGCTTATTTTTTTACATAAAGAACTGAGGGTTTGAGAAGTAGTCGATGCAGATCCAAGTGGAGGTAGTGAGCTAATTTTTTCGGATAGAGCATTGGTTGCTCCTTGTTTAGCAACACTTTGATTTTCTTCTGCAACAATTCTATTTTTACGAGCTTCATAATATAGTTTATAAGCTGAACCACTTATTAGAATATTATAGGCGTCTTCTGAAATAAGATATGTTAATATCTTATTCGAATCATATGTTGTAAATGTTTTAAAGGTTGAGTCACTTAAATTACGAATTATACTAAATGCATAATAATAATTACCATAATTGTTATAGTTATTAATATACTCATTCCAAATTTGATTTTCAATAGCTAGTGTTCGGGTATATTCATCAGTCCAATATAAGAATTGGGAAGTTAATGGTTCAACGTTAGATATTGTAGAATTAAAAAAGTCTAGTCGTTCTTTGTAATACTCTGAAATAACTGTATAATGGTCAAGTGCTTCTTGTACTCGACCTTTAACTACGGCAATTTCAATAGTAGTTGCCTGCTTTGCCATTTGATTAATTAAAATAGCCTTCACGTCTTCAACTCCTTGGTTAATACAATTGCCATTATCTGCTGGCATTGGAATTTTAACCTCTTTTGCAACTGGGGCAACTGGTTCAGGTAAACAGGCTTTTACATTAGCTAGGTCAGCATCAGTAAAAACAGGCGATGCAAGCTTTCCGCACTTAATATCATTAATTAGGCTTTTAAATGTGACGTTCAATGAATTAGGTTCTTTATTTTATCTATCATTCTCTCTAAATAGAACAGCGCTTGTGAGGGTTACTCAACAAGCGCCGATCTGTAATTGTAATTTAAAATTATTAGATAGGTAGTTTGTCTTGTGGAATTTGTACCATTAGGCAATCAGTTGTGATTAATAAGCCGGCAATTGAAACTGCATTTTCTAGAGCAGTACGAGTAACTTTAACTGGGTCAATAATTCCAGCCTCAAACATATCTACATACTCTTCAGTTTTTGCATTGTAACCAGGAGCTCCATTTTTAATTTTGTCCCAAACAATATCCGGATTAACTCCAGCATTTTCAAGGATTGTTTTAAATGGTTGAGCACAGGCTTTTTTAATTATTTCAATTCCCAATTCAATATCGCGGTTAGGCGAATGAATTGTAATTTGATCAATTGCTTTAAGTAGGGCAAGACCTCCACCTACAACAATACCTTCTGCGATTGCAGAACGAGTTGCTCCAAGCGCATCATCAATACGGTCAGATTTTTCGCGAGCTTCAATTTCAGAAGTAGCTCCAATTTTAATAATTGCAACACCGCCTTCAAATTTAGAAAGACGTTCTTTTAGTAAAATCTTTGGCGATTCACTTTCGCAAGCTTCAATTTGCTGTTTTAAATCAGTAGTTAATATTGCAATTGCTGCTGCGTCTCCATGACCTCCAATAATTGTGGTTGTATCAGACGTAATTGTTACTTTATCGCAACTTCCAACGTAATTGGCAGCAATACTTTCTTTAAGAGTAACTCCATCCATTTCAGAAACAAGAGTTCCACCAGTTAAGGTTGCAATATCCTGTAATTTAGCACGGCGATTTTCTCCAAAACCTGGAGCTCTAACTGCAGCTACTCGTAGGGTACCCTGTAATTTATTAACCAACATTGTATTTAGGGCTTCTCCATCAACGCTATCACTAATAATAAGTAGTGGACGGCGCTGTTTATTTGAGAATTCCAAATATTGAATTAAGTCTGCAAGATTTGAAATTTTACCATCGTACAATAAGATAATGGGTTTTTCAAATTCAACTGTATTCTTCTCTTGGTTATTTATGAAATATGGAGATAAGTAGCCATTTCCAAATAACATACCTTCAACGATTTCAACAAAGGTTTCGCCAGTTTTACTTTCGCCTGCTGTAATAATCCCGTCAAATCCAACTACTTTCATTGCATCTGCAATAATTTCGCCAATTTCCTCGTCATTATTTGCTGAAATAGTTGCTACCTGTTTGATTTTTTCAAAATCTTCAACTGGTATACTTTGAGATTTTAGGTTCTCAATAATTGCTTTCATACCGATTTCAATACCTTTCTTAAGGTCCATTGGATGAGCGCCGATTTCTACAAGTCGATTACCTTCAGTAAAGATTGCATGGGCCAGGACAGTTGCAGTAGTTGTACCATCACCTGCTTCTAGCGCAACTTTGTTTGCAACTTGCTTTACCATTTGGGCTCCAACATCTTCCATATAATTTTCGAGTTGAACTTCACGAGCAACGGTTACTCCGTCTTTTGTTATTGCAACGCCATTGTCACGAGCAATAACTACATTACGGCCGCGTGGCCCTAACGTAACTTTTACAGCATCTGCTAATGCGTTGATGCCGGCTGCTAAATGCTGTCTAGCTTCTGCTTTAAATTTAGTTTGTTTCACTTGTTATTTGATTATTTTACTTTATTATTATATCCGATTTTTCAATTTGGTTTAGGTTAGAAAGCTTTAATGCCACTTGAATTAGCGTAATAACGTCTTTTTGGCAGTATTCTTTAATTCCTTCAACATTTCCGGCCCAATAATTCTCATGCACTTGATCGCCTTTCATTGCATCTTTGGGGGAATCTATTCCAAGAACAGTCGCTAACAGATCAAGAGATGTGAAACCTTCTTGCCATGCACCAAATGACCAAAGTTCTGAAGTATCAATAATTGAAGTTTCCCAAGGTTTTTTATCCCATACTTGAAGAGGGGTCGCTGGCTCGATATTGAGAATAAATGCACGTTTACATAGGAATGGAACATCAAATCTTTTAACATTATGACCAGCAATCTTTACGCCGGTTTTTGAAAGAGCTGACATTAGTTTAAATGACTGACGTAAGATTTCAGCTTCGTCATCTCCGGAATAGGAAACAATTTGAGCAGTTGGCGCGCCATCTACAAATTTCATTTTGCCGAATGAAACACAAACAACTCTACCAAATTCAGCATGTAGAGCTGATTTCATTTGAAAAAGTTCTTCATCTGACTTGTCTTTATTATCTGGGTATTTAGCCCCTAACTGATTTTTAAGGATTTCTGCTTTAGCTGACCATAATTCTTGCATTTTAGGTGAAAGAGAATCAGCATGATTGACAGTACCGGCTGTTTCTATATCAAAAAACAGCATTTTTTCTAATTGATGTGGATCGAACATGACTTTAGTGTTATAAGTTAGGGTAATTATACTAATAAAGATAAAAAGTAGCCTTTAATTAGAAGCTAAGGGCTAAAGTTTACTTAATTCTTTATATTAATAAAATAAGTAGACTAAGTATCAGAGTATCTGTTGCTACACCCACCCAACACCCTTATTCTACAGTACATTTTACAAAGGTTTTAAAGAAAACTAAAAAATAGTTCTTAGTAGAATATTTAAAATGATTAATATGAACCTTGGTAGTAATAGGTATAGACTTTTCAATACAGTTTCCAGCTGTCTGCATTTGCAAAGACTTTAAAAGTCTGCACTGGATTGCGTGCGTTAATACTAATACTACTAAAGCCCATCGAAAATTACTTGAAGATACTCAACTTCAATTTCCTGGTCTGGAATTTATATTTTTACCCCCAAAGAACTTTAAATACGATACTTACTCTGGTGTAGAACGTGCTAAATTAGCAAACTATTCACTATTAGTTGATACCCTAATAAATCGAGTAAAAGAAGTTATTAAACCTGAACCAGATCGAATCATTTCAATCGAAGGTATTGCGTATGGAGCTCAAGGTAATGCCCTATTAGATATAGCTCAGTCAACTGGTATGCTTAGAAAAAAGGTACTAGATGACTTATTAAATAATAAGCAAGAAAGTCTTTTCATATTTTCACCAGGCGAACTTAAAAATGCAATTGGCGCAAAGGGTAATGCTGGTAAAATTGATGTTTACAAACAGTTTATGGAAACCCCACTTCTTGCAAAAGACAGTAGTTTACACAAAGTTTTAATTCAATATAATGATCAAATTATTAAAAAAGACGTAGTAGGTTCGCCATTTATGGACATGATTGATTCATATTTAGCCGTTCTTAAGATCTACACATCACTAAAAGAATCCTAATCAAATGGCAAAGGCTAAAGAAAGTAAGTATTACATTAACAACCGAGATTTCACTAATGAAATTATCCGGTGCAAGCATGGAATGCTTAATGAAGTGACCGGGTATCAGCACACAGCTGGAGAATTATCCCCTATTGCAATTAACTATTTTATAATTCTAGCAAATAGAGCAATTTTAAAATTAAGGTTTAGTAATCCGCTAGACAAAGAAGACTGTATCCAGTCAGCTCTATTAGATCTACTTAGGTACTGGAGAAACTTTAATGAAGAAAAATCAAACAATGCATTTGCCTATTTTACACAAATTGCAAAGAATGGATATGCAAAAGAATACAAGAAGATTTATAAACATATAGGCAAAGGCGAAAAAGTTGAATTTGTATCATTAAGCCATTCTGGCGAAAGTGAGATCTATACAATATAAACCAATATGTTACCAGCAATTTATAAATCCACTAGTACTAATACCCTTAATAAATAAAGGTAAAGAGCTAGGTAATAACTCATGGACATTAATAATTTAGTATTTTTTGATAAAAACGGTGAATCTTATAACTTTTCACAAAACGCCGATACTGGTGCTTGGGAAGGCTCTGACTATTTTTTACCAATATCAACTGCACTATATGATGTTTCAAACCTGTTTATTCTTGAAAAAGTTGGAGATACTTATAAATTTCCAGTTTTAGAACCAGGTTCCAAATTAACAGTTACTTGGCAAACTGCTGAATCCTCAGATAATTTTTTCTTATTTACAATTGCAAAAGAGGATCCACACACAGACTCACCAACCTACATAGAAAGACAAACTCGACTTGATATAACATATGATGATCTTTCGCCAGACGGATTTGTTGATCTGGATCTAGCGTATCCTTTACAGTTAAATGTAGGATTTTGTCCATCTGAGGAGGTTAGTTATAATCGAATCTTAAATATTCACTATGAAATTGGTTCAAGTAAGACATTAATTGCCTCTATTTACTTTTATGGTGAAGGCGAAGATGAAGATGAACGTTTTAGAATTTGGTTAGCCAATTTCGGAATCAAATTTAATAGAGAAGATGCTCTTTTACTAAAAGATTATGACCTAAAAGAAGGTTTACCTGATTGGACCCAAATCAACCAAGCCAGAAAGCAACTATTAGTAAACCGTGATCAAATTTATCCATACGTTGGTACGTATAAAGGACTTATTAATATTATTAATATTTTAGGCTACCGTGATGTACTTAGAGTAAAGGAATATTGGCAAGATCAAGATACAAAGTCTGGCTATTATGGAAAATATGCAATGGTTGATGTTACTGACCTACTTACAGTTGGTTCAATTGACTCGTTAGACCTAGTTGACTTAAATGGCCAAATTAAAAAAGGTGGCAAGTTTAAAAAGACTGAATTTCTTGCACTAGTTTACGAATTTTCAGTTGCTAGTGATGTTTATGATGATGATGGAGTTCCAGAAGTTGAATTTACCACTGATTTTACAGTAGATGAAATATTTTATAAATTAAATCGACTTTCAACTAAATTAAAAACTGAAATTCTACCAATAAATGTTGTAATTAAGGACGTTATTGGAGAATTCATATATTTTAGTAAATTTAATATTAGAAGTTGGTCAGATTCTGCATCAATTACTGAATTACAAATAAATGATGACTATAATACTGTAATTAATCATCCATCCTCTAAATCTCAATTACTATTAATTAGAGATATTAAACCACTGTATCCTAAACTTAACGGAACCTCAGAATTTCCTGAAATTACATTTAATCAGACTGCAATTGTGCCATACGAAAATAGGCAAAAATACACAATCTCAGAAATGCCAGATTTTATTACGGCAATTGCTGATTATTATGATGATATAAACCGATATGATTTTGAATTACACGGACAAACTAATCCAACCGTAACTGGCGATGATATTGATGGAAAAGTAGGTTGCCCAATTACACTTGAAGCATATATTCCAGATTTTATGTTATCTGATCTAGATGGCTCTAAATTTGGCGATTTTACAGATGGTCATTTTACAATAGGCAATATCAGATACCGTAACGGTTATGAACTTGAATGGAATATTACTGGTCCTCAAGGCTATGTATTTAATTGGAGAAGTGCACTTGCAAATATAGTTAAAATTCCTCATATTTTACCGTATATTGGAGACTACTTAATTCAATCAACTGTTTATGATTTACAAGGAGGTCAAAATGTTAGTTATT